GGTGAACATTGCCACCTTTCTGACATCCACGGCAGGCAGAACTTCAAAGCTTCCAAGATCAGTATTCGAAGACATCATCTGCACCTTGCTCATTTTCGACTTGTACTTCCAGCCCAATCACCTCAATATCAGCCACAATCGCTACCTCTTCGGCTTTAACTTCTACTGCTTCTTCGGTTTTTGCCTTAGGTACGATGCGACCTTTACGCGATCCAAGCATATACCCACGATTACGAGGTGGGTTCTCTGCGCGAGATTTTTCTTCTTCTGTTTTTTCTCTATGGTTTTCTACGTATTGGTCATGAGCATTATTCATGTATGTGGATGAGGCGCTTGATCCTTGCTCGAGTAGGAGTTCGTCACGAATATTACGTTGCTTCTTTTCTTCGGCAAGAAATTGAATGAAGGAATTGTAGATTGCGGTGGTGTAATAGTTGAACGGTTTACTAAATCGGTTTTCATCAAATTTCAGTCCATTTGCACATAAATTCGTTACTGCAAATGCTACCATGTCATCTCTAAATGAATACCTCGAGAAGGATGGGTGTCTAGAAAAGCGTTCAGCTATAAGCATGTACATCTTTCCGAGCTTGTCAGTTATTCGCCCTAATTGTTTGGCTTCTATAATAGCAGCGAGTAATTCTTCGTCAGTAACGTACTTGCGTTTGCGCCCCGTTTGGGCTGGGGTCTTATCTGTCATAGTGAGTTAACCTTAGGGAAATAATGGGTTGATAGAATCAACTGGAAGACGACGTGTGAGGGATATAGTCATCTTAACAACAAAGTAATTGTAACATAGAACGATGGAAAAGTAAACATTTTTGTTAGTCGACCGACGATAAATAGCTTCAACTATAGGAGACATGAATGCAAGAAATCCTGCTAGAAGACGTGCCACCAATGCAAAATACCAAGGTAGGTGTCATCATTGGTCGCATGCAACCACCGACAATCGGACATTACAAACTCGTAAATGAACTATCAGACGCGATACGCAAGCATAATCATAAAACATCAGAGCAGCACCTAGAAAGCTACCCTGTTGTGGTGTTAGTCACAGGCAAAAAGTCTGGTGAAGACAAGAGTAAAAACCCACTTAGCTTCGAAGATCGCGTAAAGATCATAAGAGCATCTGGAAAGGTAGATTCTAAAACTGTGTTCATCGAAGCAAGCAACGCATTTGAAGCGTTATCTAAAGTACGAGAAGCGGGATATGAACCGACGCTCATCATGGGTGGATCTGATCGCGGTGGTAAAGACATGCCCTACAAGCGCATGCTAGATGACTATTTCAACAAAGACGACGGAACAAAGCTGAAGCATCATTTTATAGAGGTTCAAAGAAATGATGCAAAGGAGATGGGTGAACAAGCTATGCTACATCTCATTGACGAAATTGAAGAATCCGGAATAGCTAAAGACGATGAAGTAAGTGGCACTTTAGCGAGAAAGGCCGCTGAACTTGATAAGCTAACAGCATTCTCTGCAATTACCGGCTTGCTAAGAAAACCTCAAATTGCGAAAATTGTTCTAAAGAAAGTTATGAAGGGCGCCAAAAATGGCTAACATGTTTGACAAGCTCCCCAAAGCTGATACGTTATCAACGATACAGGCGACATTGGGAAATTACACGATGCCTGACGCAACTCAAAAGGTTGCTGAGCTCGCTGGGGCACTCGTCAACAGAGGTAAACTGAATGAATTTACCAACATAACTGCGTCATCGGTCACCGTCGATGGGGTGACAAGCACGTCGATAACGCGCACGAGTGAATCTGTGACAGTCGTCAATGATCCTAGTGGTTCTTCTACTGACGGTTCACAAGGTGAGTTTATCAGTGAAGATGAGGGACGTGATTTTCGTATTCGTCTAAGATCACTAATCAACACCGAAGACGTAGTAATCTTCAATGTTTCGCCGACCGTGAGTGAATCTCGTCAGGCGCAGTATACCTCCACTGACATCGTGCATCATCCAGGTCAGCTCCAGATTTACAAATCGTCTACTGCACGTGGCTATGGGATTGAAGCACAATTAATTTCACGCACTGCTGCTGAAGCACAAGCAAACATTGATACCATTAACCTAATAAGAAGCTGGACAATGCCGTATTATGGTGAAGGTACTCAAGAATCTGAGCTCGCGAATGGTGAAGCTGGATCACGATTTGGTGCGCCGCCAGATATTTTAGAGTTACAGGGGTATGGTAACTCTAAATCCAGTAGAATAATCGGACCAGTGCCAGTGGTTTTGACAAGCTATTCTTGGACTTGGCCGAATGACGTAGATTATATAAAGAGCAGTGGTGGTGAACCGTTTCCAGTGATCGTCAGCATTCACATAGACGTAGTTGAGGCGCTGTCACCAAAGCAGTACTCTTCATTCAGTCTTGCAGCGTTTAAGAAGGGCGATCTTAGCGGTGCTTATACAGCGCAAACATACAGAGGCGTAAGAAGAACATGATAACTACGGATTCTACCTTATTAAATACGTCTAGATACGTACATGGCGGAACCACTGAGAAATCAGCAAAATTCCTTGAGTGGTGGGAACGCAGGCAGCTTCCCAAAAATGATACTGACATCATCTACGAGATCGAACGCATCTACGAGGGGCGGCTAGACCTGATCTCTTACGTATTCTACAAGGAATGGCGCTACTGGTGGATCATTGCTCAGTATAACTCTATCATCGATCCAACGAACGAAATTGTCGAAGGCGCGATAATTGCAATCCCTTCTCCTAGTAGGCTGAAGACAGAATTTCTACGTGGAAAGATGGGCGGCGTTTCGACTCAGCGCGTAGAAGAAGCAAAAATATCTCCTATATTGGTGTAAGAACAAATGTCAAGAAATTCTAAAGGCGAGCCAGCCAACCCGCTGGACAAGTTCAACTCATATTCGTATCATCATATTCTCTACGCGGCGGATTCAACTGAAAGTATCGCTGCGATACAAGATGGAACGCCGCCACTAGAGAGTCGAATCGACCAACCTATAGGTGGAAGTAACGCGTATGTGGTGATAGACACCAGGCGCAACTCTCATTTCTCCGTCAAAGACATAACGTATGCGACGTCATCAACCGGTCAAGTATCACCCACGGCTTCAGGTGTCTTAACTAGCGGTATGACTATGAAAATCCATGATCCGAACGGTATCACCTTTCAGAACTATTTGCAATTTCTCGTGGATGATGCGCTAAGTTGTGATTACACAGGAATGTGCTGGTTACTTCAAACACTATTCGTAGGTCATTCTAGCGACGGAACGTCAAGCATTGTAACCACGTCAGCCTTGCCATTGATACTGATGAACATGGACGTCGAATTTGATTCTGGTGGTGGTACTTATCAGCTCACATTCGCCGGTTTGGCTGGTGCACCGGTCGGTTTAGAGCAACGCGCTGCTGAAATAGGAAACACCGCCGCCAACATCAAAAGTGGCAAAAATCAAACACTGAAGAGTTTGATTTTAAATTTCCAAGATGCACTAAACACAGATTTGAAGGATTATTGGACCAAGCTCAATCCAACGAACCTACCAGCGACTGGCTCTGGCGGTATGACAACGCAACACGGTCGGATGGTGCAATACATGTTCACAATTCCTGACACGTGGGATAACTTCACCGTAGATGGGCACGCTGAAAAGCACGTCGAAACGGATTTCAGGAAGAAAACAGGACAGACTCAAGTCAACAACACCGCCGCTAAATCTCAAGCACCATCCGAAAAGAACACGTCAATCGGCAATATCAGCGTGAACTTGGCGCCGACTATGCATATAGATGAAGCGTTAGCAGAAATCCTAAAACATTGTGACCAGATTCATTTAAATGCGGGTAGTCGCAAGCGTGAGGATCAAGAAGGCAACATCTTGCTATGGAAGACGGTGAGCTCTATCACGTCAGACTCAAAGACCATAGTACTTCACTGGGATATAGTCGAGTTTACAGTGCCAAATATCAGCATAAAGAAATCTGAGACTGTAGATTCAGTGCTGTTCCAAAAATGGTTTGACAAAGGTGACGATGGCGAATGGCGCCCAAAAAACTCACTGGAGTTTGATTATTACTTCTCGGGTAGAAACGCTGATATCCTCAACTTTGAGATGAAAATGCAGCACGTTAATCTTCTGCTACTAGATCGCTTCAACGCGGACATGTTTAAAAAGCAGGTAGCGGGACAGAAGAATGATGAAGCAGGTGAAGGGATGGCAAAGAAGGAAGGACCAACGTTCATTCGCAAGGGTACACCTATCTTTCTCCCACCAAAAACAGGTGATCAACTCAAAGGTTTTTCGTACATCACACCAGGTTCATCACAAACGTCTAAGGCTCGTCAAGACTGGACTTCGAGCCTTGTTGCAGCGATGATGTCATCTTCTATCGATTGTAAGATGACTATTCGTGGAAATCCTGATATTATGATCTCGATGACCCAACCCATCATGCCGCACCCAAAAGGTTCAATAGAATCTAGCTCGTACGAAAGCTCCACTGCACAGTACCGCAAAGCACTCAATAACTACGTAAAGAAGATACAGATAGGCGTAAGTGGCACGGAGTTACTACCAATGTCGGCGTATCCACTGTTCACCAAGGTCAATGTGTTTGGTCCAGACGTGGACTTTAACGGTGACCCCGTTTCTGAAAATTTCGCGAAGCAAATATGGTATGATAAATACTACATGGTGAGAAGTATAACGCACTTTTTCGATTCTGATGGTTCGTTCCGTCAGGAACTTACAATGGGTGCGATGGCAGTGTTCGAGGAACCAGCTAATAAGGAAGCGAAAAGCAAGTGAAGCGCAATAACCTAATACCGTATCTCATGCAGGGAGTCGTCGCTAGTAATGACGACCCTGAACAAATGTGTCGCCTCCGAATTTGGATCCCAGCAATAGATGGTGAAAATTACATCGTCGATAATCTGCCTTGGGCTGAATACAGTAGTCCAATGATGGGCTTCACAACTGATTATTCAGTGGGGCGCGAACGCACAAAACGTTCAGGTCTTGCTGCGTATGGATTCATGGCGGTGCCCAAGGTGGGCGCGCTAGTGTTGGTGTTATTTCTGAACGGCGACCCTAATCGACGCTTCTATATTGCATCAGTTCCAGCACTACACACCAATAGAAGTCTCCCTGGAGGACGCAATAAAAACCCAGAAACTGGAGCAACAGGTCCTTGGACAGATACATACGCACCACATGAGCCTGCGTACACTAACATGCGTGCAGCGTTCGGGGATGTTAACAAATCCGAATCTATAACGCGCGGTGTATATGAACGTCAGGGTGCTGAGGCAGCCACTGAAAAAACTGGTAAAGAAGGCTACACAGCAAACACCGTCGATTCTAAGCACCTAGATCCACAAACATACACGATGGTGACACCTGGTGGTCATTACATAACAATGCAGGATGATCCCGAATGGTGTAGATTGCGCTTGCGAACGGTAGCAGGCAATCAAATTATTCTCGATGACACAAATGAGCGTATTTACATATCGACTGCACGTGGTGGTACGTGGATCGAACTAGATGAAGACGGTCATATCCACATGTACGCAAACGAATCTTTTTCTGTTTCTGCAGGTGGTGATATGAACTTCACCACCAAAGGTTCATTCAATGTAGCAGCGGGAGATTCAATCAACCTGAAAGCAAGCAAGGATATTATGCTTGACTGTGATGGTGACTTTAACATATCCACCGCTGGATCGATACTTGGTACTGCATGTAAGACGACGAATTTATTCTCAGTAGGTCCAATGATCCTCTCAGGTAAACCCTTACACTTCAATGGTCCGCCGCCTCTTAAAGCTCAACCTGCTGCGGATCCGCAGATACAGCCTGCACATGAGCCATGGACCAGACCTGGTTCCCCAATTCAACGCAACCCATACTGGAAAGCATAATGGCAAAAATTAATCAAGAGACGAAGCTAACAAAGCCATTATCGCCGATCAAAAAACCACGCGTGACCTACAAGGGCTTTTCAACAAAATTGTGGGAACAGCATGGCAAAGGCTTTACGTTGACAGATGTAGAAATTGTCAAAGAAGATCTTCTTAACCACATCTTCACCTCCAAAGGTGAACGTGTAGGCATGCCTGAATTTGGTACTAGGATTCCAGAACTCGCCTTTGAACCACTCGACGCAAGTACAATCGGAATCGTAGAAGAAGATCTGAGAATGGTATTCGATTATGACCCTCGTGTTCAAATTCTACTACTTGATGTAAAAGCACTGCCAAACAACAATGCAATTGTTGCTTTCTGTAGGCTTCAATACATTGAACTCAACGTCGAAGGTGATCTGCGCATCGAGGTACCCACTGGCGGAAACTAATCGTTTACTTTTAGTACCCAGTATGATATGATTAGTAAGTCAACCTAGGCAGCGTTGCATCCAAAAACTGCTATCGGGTTAGCAATAAATACAATTGAGGAAAGTTGGTATGGGACATTTCGTTACCTCACTAAAAACGAAAAGGACTCACCGCGACGGACAGTACAAAACTGGGTCATAATGCCGTCGGAGAAATACCTTAAAAGGGTTCCGCGAGATGGAGACTTGTAGCAGAAGATGCTACCTCTCTGTACCGGACGGAGGTGTTTTTACTATCTTAATCGTGCGTAGTACCTAGCACGTCAGCCAAGAGAATACTGTCAAGCAATTGAACTTCACGCTCCAGCTATGGCGTGATTGAACTCAGCGGATAGGTTTCGCACCAGCCAAGCGACGATGTGGTCGCCAGTGCATAAACAGGGGAACAGCGTTACGCCATAAAATAGTTAGCACGCCCAGTTGCTTTAGTAGTAAGTGTCAATCCAATAAGGTATCAAGCGCAGTACGGGATTGAACATGGAGGACTACAAAATCTGGCCCTGATAATTCCATCACATAAGTATCGTACTAGATGATCCTAAGCTGATCGAATATCTAAGTGGTACTTTCCGCGTAAGTAATTCATCACAAGTAATTTTCCTGACCTGTATTCGCCCAAATCCGAATTAAGCTAGAATACGCTAAAGACAGCTAGCCAGTGTTTGTTGTCTCCGGACGTGTCAGATAATGAATGTGACGCATTAAGTCGTGAATTAAAGACACCTAATTACAAGATTCAGTATTATTTGTCTCTTATCCCCACGCTTCTTTTTGTGTTTACTACATGGTAGCTGTGGAAAAGTGGACTTGGCCCGAAAAAATGACTTTATAGGATTTAGCGAAATTGACATTTAGAGCATACAAATACAGAATATACCCTACAGAAGAACAGCAGAACTATTTGCTGTCCAATTTTGGGGCCGTACGATTCGTATGGAATGCACTTGTCGAAATTTTCAATTCTTATTCTAAATGCGGACCAAATAGACCCCTTGATTTAATGTATATAAAGAAACAGCCGGGGAATGAATTTCTGAATGATGTCATTTCATACGCAATTCACGGACGCGCTGGCATGTTTCTAGAAGCTAAAACCCGCTTGTTCGACAAAACAAAAACTTACAAAATGGGCTCCATGAAGTACAAGAAAAAGGGAATAGCTAAAGATTCTTTTTATGTCCCAGGAACCAAAATCAAAGTAGATGTAGATAACGGCCTGTTAAAAATTCCCAAGATGTCGGCGATGAAAATGAAGGTTGATAGAAAATTTGCTGGCGTTTTTAAATCGGTTACTATATCAATGAACAAAACCGGTCAGTTCTTTGCATCAATATTAGTAGAAGAGGAAATATCACCTTTAGTCAAAACTTGCAGATCGATAGGCGTTGATCTGGGTTTAAATCATTTGCTCGTGACGTCAGATGGACATCAGATTGAGAACAAGAAACTATTTCGCAAGAACCAAGTGAAATTAGCAAAGCAGCAGCGTCATTTAAGTCGTAAGCATAAGGGTAGTGTAAGATTTGAAAAACAACGAAAGAAAGTTGCTGCAATACAAAGAAAGGTTGCAAATTCTAGAAGTTGGTACTTGCATAATTTGAGTAAATGGTTAGTAACCGAATATGATGTGATATGCACAGAAGATCTTGATATAGAAGCAATGCGCAAGAGATTCGGAAAGAGTATATCTGATGCTGGTTGGGGAATACTGATAGGATTCTTAAACTACAAATGCGCATGGTACGGAAAAACACATGTGAAAATTGATAGATTTGAACCTTCTACTAAAAAGTGTAGTGCATGTGGCGCACTACATGAGAGCATACCGCTGACTATACGCACGTGGACCTGTGGTGCGTGTAAGAAAGAGCATGATAGGGATTTTAACGCGGCGATTAATATTTTGCATTCGGGTTTGAATAAAATATTTGGAGTAAAGTCGGAGGAATTACCCGACTACATGCGCGGAGAGGTAGTAAGACCAGAGGTAGCAATACCTAACATACTGGCATCTTCTGTGAAACGCATATCAGCAAGTGCTGAATAATTATCTGAGGAAAACTGGAATAGGCTCCGATTCAGCTACTTCTAGTAAATCAGTCACCCAATAAATACACACATCACTTCAAACACAATCAAGAGATTCCCTAATGGCAATACGCAATTTGTACAGTGCTGAATCCTGGCAAGCATCATATCGAGCATTCGAGCAACTATCATTCACGTCATATGATTTTGATAGTGTAAAGCAAGCGATGCTGGATTACCTAAAGATTTATTACAAGGAATCTTTTAACGACTTCATCGAGTCATCTGAGCTCATTGCGACAGTAGAGCTGTTTGCATATGTAGCAGAAATGCTCGCATTCCGTGTTGACATGATGAGTCATGAGAACTTTATGGCGACAGCAGAACGCAAAGATTCAATTCTGCGCTTAGCTCGTCTTATCTCATATACTGCATCACGTAACATCCCTGCTCGCGGTCTCGTGAAGTTGATGTCCATAGGAACTACGGAAACGCTGTATGATTCACAAGGTAACAATCTTGCAGGTGCGCGCATCGTATGGAATGATCCTAACAACCCATTGTGGAAAGAACAGTTCTTCCTAGTCATAAATCGTTGCTTGAGTGGTAAATTTGGACAGCCACAGAAGGTTAAGCAGATTGGAGATGTGAATTTCCAACTCTATGCGTTCAATAATGATCTTGCCAATCTTCGCAATGGTGTATTCTCGTATACCGCAGATACTGGTTCCGAAGTGTTCCCAATGGAGATTACTCCGGTCGATCTAGATGATAACGGTCCTCTCGAGCGTGATCCAGATCCGCAATCAAATCTAACGCTGCTGTATGCAGATGATGGTCTTGGTGACTCGTCCGACTTGACAGGGTTCTTGCTTTTCACTAAGCAAGGAAATCTTATTCGTACTGAGGCTGAATTTACAGCTCAAATACCAAACCAATCATACACGATCAACACACCAAATCTCAACGAGACTGACGTGTGGGTTCAGAAAATTGATGAAAAAGACGCTATCATCGAACGCTGGAAGCAAGCTGAGGTTGTTAACGCGCAGAACTTGTTCTTCTCAATCGATCGCTCGAGACAGAAATTTGAAATTGAAACGCTGAGTGATGACAGATTCCGCGTGATATTCGGAGATGGCAACTTCTCTGATATACCAACTGGTACCTTCGTGATATGGAGTAGACAGTCAATAAATGACAGCGTCGTAATCCAGAAGAATCGTGTAACAAATGAGCGCATGTCGTTCAGTTACAAATCTAATCTGGGTCTGAGCGAGAACGTTTCATTGACATTTTCACTCACATCTTCATTGCAGAATGCCGCTGCTTCTGAGAGCATTGAGCACATAAGACAAACTGCGCCTACCACGTACTACTCTCAGGGTCGTATGGTAAATGGTCAAGATTACAACACATTGTTACTGCGTGATCCAACCATTCTACGTTTGAAGACTGTGAACCGCACGTTTGCAGGTCAGCCAAAATACATCGATTGGAATGATGCTTCGGGTAACTACGAAAACATTAAGCTGTTTGGAAATGATGCAATTTTAGGACACAATTTTCTTCAGAATTCGATCACTACCTCTACGTCAGCACGTAAACTTGTAGATGAAATTCTAGAGGGTTTGTTAGCTGCACCCGGCGTGCAAAACATGGTGAAACACCTATATGCAAGTTACATACCAGGTGTGATCACCCAAGCACGCACGCGCTTTATAGAAGATACGGCGATAATTCCGGATTTAGTTGACCCGACAACCAGACTTCAAGAGAAGACACGGATTCAAGGGCTCTTAGATCGTCATTGGTATGGTGAGCCATCAAACTTTGTGTCAATTGGAGGCGTGCAGCACGCACTGGTATCAAACGATACTGACAACAA